TTGCTCAGCACCTTGCAAAGCTAATAATTGATTTTTTCTTTCTTGCTCCCCTATAGAGGCTGAAGCTTGTTGTTGTTGTCTAGCAAAAGACCCTGATAACACTTGAGCTAAACCAGCCGCGCCGCTAGCCCCAGCTGTGCTTCTAAGCGCGTCAAGAGTATCAGCTTGCTGTTGAAGCGCCATTTGCTTTTGAAACTCTGCTTGCTGTGTATTTACAGTTAAATCTTCATAGATATTTTCCATGCTAGCATACGGATCAACATATTCAGAGTCTTGGTATTGTTGCATTACAGGAGCTAAAGTAGCTTCTGCAGCAGCTGTAGCAGCGGCTAATTTTCTCTTTTTCCTTTTGCCAATACCAAAAAGTTTCATTGGGCTTACTATTCTTGCCATAATATTATAGTTTCAATTATTAAATAATTACACTTTTAGCACTCTATTTACTACTTACGTCTACTTGAGACGATGTAGAAAACAGCTCTACGCTAGACGTTGAGTCGTTCTTAAATTTAACCTCAGCAAAGTAACCTAACATAGACGATGTATTAGCCTTTGCGTCTTTGCTAAAAAATATAAAATCATTAGCTTGAGGAAACGGAACGTTAACATCGTGATCAACAGTTATTGTTTTTTGAGCCACAGAGGCTATTGTACCACTTTTTTTAACGTCAGTGCCTATATTTGTGTTAAATCCACCGTCGGTAAATGGAGTGCAAAAATAAACAGTGTCTCCAACTTGCGCAGATTGATTTACTTCGTTTGCAAATGTTAATGTAATGTTTACTAAGCTCATATTAATACTGTTGCAGTTCTGTTTTAAATTTTATACTGTCCTGATCTATAAGTTCTATTCTACCTGGAGTTGTTATTTTGAGTAAATACGTTCTTTCTTGTAGAGTTTGTTTTAAACCAAACACTTCATCAACAACGGTAACCGAGTATTCAGCGCCTGAGTTTGAAGTTATAACAGGTTCTAACACAGAGTAAAAATAGCCTTCGTTAGCTTTAAATTCATATTTAAAAGCTTCTTGCTCCTCTCCGGGTTTAATTCTATTTTTTGAGTTGTATGTTGCTAATGCCATATCGCTAGTTTATAAAAGTGCCTATTACATGCCTAACTTGTTCGTCTACCGCTTGAACTGTTAAGCTTATTCCAGGATTAGCCAAGCCTGGCGTTAATTGACCACCTGTAGATCCAGATCCAGAAAGTATATTTATAGTTTGACCTGCTCCAGCTGTTCCACTAAACTCTAAATCTAAAGAAAAGTTTATTTCTACAGTTTCTGTGTATACTAAGCCTTTAGGCTTTATTTGTATAGTTTCGTTAGCGTCTAGAGAAACAGAGTTAAAATCTATAGTTGCTAATACAGTGTTGTTTAATTCTAGCGGGGTAGCTGTGTCTGTAAATGTTATTGATTTTATTCTATTTTTAGTTGTCTTTAAACTAAAATTTCTCATATAGACAACTTCACCCGTATCAAATTTATTCATTTGCTGCCACTGTAGTAACGGAGCGCTTGAGCCAGCTGTAAAACTTATTGAAAAGTTGCTAAGCGTAGAGCTTATGTTGCCTGTTACAATAAGATTACTAACGTTAGTGATATTAGGATTTAAAACTCCAACCACATTCGGTTGATATGTCTGACCATCTGTATGTGTATACTCACCGACCTTAGCGTCAAACGTTAAAATGTAGTTTTGTCCTGAAACCAAGTTTGATGTTAAACTTCCGCTGGCTAAGCTTGAAGCTCTAAGCAGGGTATAAGCAGAGTTGCCAGAAGCGCTCGTCTCTAAAAGCCTAACAAAAGGTTCACCGCCTTCAAGATCAGCTACTATAGCTACTTGATTTGTAGAGTACGCTGTCCACTTAGACTCAGAGCCAGGTATGTTTATAGAAAATCCACCAGACTCTTGCTCCCACAACTCTTCGTTCAACTCTTCTTCTATTTGAACACCATTAACGTTACTAGTAAAAGTTGTTCCTGAGCTAGCAGAGCTTGTGCCGGTTCCAAAATAAAAATCACTAGCTTGAATAGCATAGTTAGGTAAAGGTGTTATAGTGAAAGTAGAGTCAGCTGGATTTTGTATAAACGACAGCTCTACATTGCCAGTTCCAGTTGCGTTATTACTTAAAGTAACTGTTGTCCCGCTTATAGTTTCTACAACTGTATTAAGCGGTATGTTTGTTCCTTCAACACTAGTTCCTATAAATATTTGCGGCGAAGCTTCTGCTAAAGTTATTTCGTTGCTAGCGTTAGTCGTAGCGCATGTTTGAACTATAGCAGGAGTTACGTTTTGAACAGTAAAGTTTGAACTACTAACAGCGTCTAAAGGTTGACTAGTTGAATCAACCCCTAAAGTTTCTCCTGTTAACGTAAAGCCTTGATAGTATGTTATATCTTGACTACCTCCAGCACCTGTTACACTAGAGTTTATAGACAAAGATCCTAAGCCCTGTATGTTAGCTTCTTTAAAATCTATATTGTCTAACGTTGTTGCATCACCTTGAATATAATTAAACCATTTGCCTTCTTTATTTATAAACTCTGGCACAGATCCTTCTTGTTGATCTGTTTTAAAACTTTCTACGTACCAACCTTTTTTACTATTGTTATTGTAGTACTGACCATCAGATGCTTGTAGCTTTACTCTAGAGTCAGAGCCTTCGTAGTTCATAGTTTTAAAACTTTTTACTAAACTTGGCTGCTCGTTAAAAAGAACTGTTATGTCAGAATAATACTGTGTACCATAAAAATTATTAGCGGCAGACGCTGTAGAGTGATGCTTCCATATTTCACCGTTAGAAAAAGTGTAGTATTCACTGTTTAGTGTTTGTCCGTTTTTCTGTAAAAAAGACTTGAAGCTAACCCAACCGTCACTTGTTTCATTGAAACTTAACGTGTATGAATCTGATAAAGATTCTAAAGGGCCAAGTAAAGTTAAGTTATACTCGTTTTTTCTTTTATCAAAGCTTCCTATTATATTTTTGGCACTACCCATGTTATCGTTAAACCAATCGCTCATACCAGCGCCAGATATTCTCGTAATGCCATCTTTAGAAAGTCTAAGAACCGCTTTTCTAGCTTTGTCTGTAAAATATATTCTAAAGTCAGATATAGCAAAAGACTCAGGGTTTTTAGATATTCCAAACTCTCCTTGATAAGGTATTTCTGTTCCAAATATAGACTCTGTTAAGCCTAGGTTAGTATTTCCATCAGCACTTAGTAATGCCACTTTTTTACCAAGAACGTTTAGCACTTTGTCTTCGCAAAAAACAATTATGTTTGTATCTCTAGAGTATATTTTTTGTATACTACCATACTCTGGGCTAAGATCTTTAGTTATACTTTTAGCAGCTATAAATTGATTTAGCTTGTTTATACTAGTTGTTGAGTTGTAAATTTCAGAGTGTATTAAACCGTGGTTTCTATATTCTTCTCTATAGTCTTCTAATACTAAAGAAGCTTTATCACCAGACTGCGTTTCAACGAACAAAGTTGGATTATTAAATCCGTCTATTATTCTATCTGACTCAACACCGTTGCCAAATGAATAACAATTATAAAAAGGTATGGTTATAAAAGATATCGCGTTTTTATCTTGAGGCACAGGGTGTGTTAGAGGGTTTAGATATATTGTTGACGTGTTTTCGTGCGTTAAGTATTTCACTACCCTTGCGCTAGTAGAACCAAAAACATTTGGGTGCTTAAATACTAAGTGCACACAAGATTGCTCAAAAGCATCAGCAGACGTCGCAGGATCTATAGCTTGCAAAGTAAGCGGCGTGTCAACAGTAATCTTAATCATTTCTTTAGTTTGAGACTTCAACTCACTTTGAGAAAATCTTTGAGTACTATGGCTTTCAAGCTCTACGTTTGTTACTTTTACAGCTCCATCTAAAATACTACTAGGGTTGTCAGAGGAATACCCGCTAGGTCTATCTATAGCTAAATCAGACATTTCGTAAGCATTGCCAGATTTATCTACGCTAAAGCCAGTTATAGTAGAGCCTTGCTTTATGTATTCGTGGACATTTTTGTTAGTTAGTCTTACGGGAAAAGCCTGGCTAGCTTCAAAAAATGTATCAGCAGAAGATTCTTTACTTGCTTTAGTTTCAAAGACAGCGGGGTGATTGTGAACATAAGAAGCTTGAGTGTCGTCTTGTATAGTTTGGCCTAAGGTAAAAGTAGCGCTAGCAAAAGCTAACCTTAGCAGGCTGTCGTTTTTTACTTTAACAAAAAACCTTCCGTTAGACCAATTTTCGTTAGCAATGGTTACAGAGTCTTTAACGTATTGTGGAGCTTCATTGCTTACATCAAGAACTTGATACTCGCACGATATATTGTCGGCTGTGCCTAATAAAGCTGCAGAAGAGTCATTAACTACATTATGTCTTTTCTTTAAAACTAATACAGTTTCATCAGAAATTTTGTTTCTATCTATAGAGTTAAAAGAAATCCATATATTAGCACCTGCTTCATCTGCTAAAAAAGTGTTGTCTGCAACTAAGTTGTAGTAGTCTAAGCTGTTTTCTTTTACAAAAAACTTATACGAATCAGCCCAGTATGGCGCCTTGCTGTTTATTATAGGCATTATATTTATAACACTAGTGCTATAGCTTTTTTCTACAGAAAACTCAGAAGCGTCGCCTAAAAGCACGGTAGACTCTCTTCCTTGAACATCCCTATATACTACGCCTAGCTCGTACTTTCTGTCAGACTTTATTGATGGTTTACCAAATCCGGTTGTAGTGCCCAAAGACAAAGACGGTGCTTTAGTAACTTTAAAATAAGTGGATAAATTTGAATTTTTTGAGTCTTGTATTCTTGCAAAAGTAAAATTGTTGTTGTTATTAGAGTCGCTCGGAGGAGATGTTTCATTAACAAACTTAAAACCAGTGCCAATGCTATTGGTGCTTGAGTCATATTGGTGTACGTTTCGATTAAAAGATCTAAAAAACGTCGCACTAGGAAGACTGGCGTTAGTAATCACAGTGTCTTTGTGCTCTCTTGTGTTGTAGCCAAATACATCTTCTCCGTTTTCAAGTTTAAATTCAACAGCAGAAGAAGTGTTGTCTGTAAAAATTAAAACTCCTTCTCTTACACCAATACCACCACCGTAATTACGTCTACTAGTTATGTAGTCGCTAGTAATCTCGTATCTTTTACCACCATTGTCGTTTGTGACCTCGTAGTTAGATTCGTCAACATAAAACATTTTACCACTAAAAACAAGCCTAACCCCAAAACCGTACATGGCGCTAGCTGAAGGGTCAACATTCTTACTGCCAACAGGATCGTCGTGGGTTACAGTTACCGGCACGTCAGGAAGATCAAAAATTCCTAGCTCTGCATCTTGATTACCGTGAGTAAATCCAAGACTTCCTGGAAGGTAACCATCGCCTGCACTATTATCAGTTCCGCTAACAAATATAGACGCTCTATTCCAGTATTTACCCGCTGCACCCCAAGCAGAAGCAACCTCGTTACCATTGTCGTCTACAACAACCCCGTTGTTTCCTTTACCAACTGCGATACCTATTTTTTGTTGTGCTACGTTTATTGATAAATAAACTAACTCAATTCTTGCTTCAGGTATACCAAATTGCCTAGGATCGTCAGCGTCTATATTGTTGTTATTGTTGGGTATAGCTCCTGAAAAGCTGCTAGCGCTGTTAGATAAACCTGTGCCAAGATGTATAAAAGTGTTACAAACTACTCTTGAACTGAATCTATATTCTCCAGTAAGTATTCTTGTTGTGTTTGTATCTGTAAAATAATGAGATTTAACTTTGTAAATTGTAGCTTCTATAGCTTCCTCATCAGCACTTCCATCGTAAACCCTACCGTCTATACTATAGCCCTGAGTTTGAGCCATAGTAAACATAGGAAGGCTTTGCATATTATTTCCGTTGTCAAACCTGTCAAAGCCACCGGTTTCTCCGGGAGTCTTTAATATAAAGTTAATCGGATCGATAACAAACTCTGATTTTTGATAAAGATAATTAGAAAACAAGTTGTCAGTAATCTGTAAAATAGAGTCAAAACCCTGCGGAGAGAGAGAGATTTTAGGCTGCATTTCCAAAGAAACCTTTTTGCCTTCAGCATCTGTTAAATTATAGTTCTGTAAATAATTAGCATATATAAGTCTGTTTGAAGATATTTCTTGAGACCTAGCTCTTTTTGGAACTGCATCCCAAGATCTTAGTATTTGATCACTAGGTATAGTTGAGCCATACACTTCAGATTTTAAGGTAAAAGAACCTTTAACGTCTCCATACGCCGCTGAAGAAAACTCTGTGCCACCTTTCTTAAAGTTTCTAATTTTATATATAGAAGGTGAAGTAGAATCCTTCATCAATACGTCAACAGAATCAACTGACTTAGGCATGCTAGGAGGAACAAACCCTTGTATTTTAACAGATCTAGTGATATTTTGCATGGCTAGATTTTTACCAGAGTCTGACGTATAACTGTAGGTGTTAGGGAAGAATAACGTCTCGCTAAAAGGCGATATTCCAGAATACTCTCCATCCATATACCTATATCTGTAAGCAAACCTAATAAACTTATCTTGATACATACTACTTTCTTCAAATATAAAAGCGTTGTATGTTTCTTGTAGTGTGGTGTAATCTGCGTACGCTACACCGCCTACCGCACTAGGTAGACTTGATATTTTTACAGATATAGCGCCAGTTCCAACGTTTGAAGATTCTACCTTACCATAAAACTTATATTGACTAATAGTGCCTTGAAACGATATCACAGTGTCAGCGTTTAAGGTGGTACCACCAACTATTTGAAAAGCTATAATATCTCCTACTGCAGTTGTATTCGAAATATTTATACCAGTAACCAAACCGGCGTCTGTGTCTACGCTTTCGGCTAATAAGTGGTAAGCATCTTGCGTGTCGTCTGCTGTGCTACTAGCTACTACTATTGGTGCTATTGTAGGATTTTTTCTTATTACAGTGACGTCGTCGTGCTCTAATCTACCTCCACTTTGCGTGTAGCTACCGGTGTTAGTTAATTTTACTCTAAATGTATGCCTCTTGTTATTAGTGCCAAATAAAGATGCTTTAACGTTTATTTTTTTAGGCTCACCTATATCATCGGTCCAAAGTAAAAAATCATCTATTATATTTATAGAAGTAATAAAACTTTTCTCTTTGTTTCTTTTTTGAAAATTTAATATTCTTTGAGGAGAGGTAAAAACAACTGTTATGCCTTGCTCGTTTATTTGTTCTTGAGTGTAGCTAATACTGTCTGAGTGATCTATAGGCCTAGACAACTTTATTTTTGATATACCTTCGCCAGTTGTTGCGTCAGTAGAGTCAGTAATAACATCTTGAACAACGGCGTAAGGAGTAGCAAGTATATTTGCTCCAGAAGAATCCATTAAAGAAACAATCATACCCTCTGCAATATCTAGCCCATGCACATTGTAAGGATCTGAACCGTTAGTCAAGCCTCTTCTAACATATATTTCCTCGTCAGAAGCGCTAACGCCAGTACCGTTTGGATCATCAAGTTTAGCAAAAACTCTCCAAGCGTCTAATAAAACTTCTGTTGTTGTATTTAAGTTCTGATCGTATCTAATTATAGCATCAACTTGAGTACCTATGAGCTGAGTTTGAAAAGCGTCTGGATAGTTAGTATCATCTTTATGCTTGCCTGGTATTGGCTCAGCATAATCTCTAACAAAGTAGTATATATAATTGTTAGCTTCATCAACGACGCTACCAACAACGTTTGACTCGCTTATGTGGTTGAAAAGTGAAGCTTTATAATCTTGATCACTAGAAGATTTTTTGTTACCAAGAACAGATTGAACTGTTCCAGCATCATCTGCATCAGACGTAGAGACTTGTATATTATTAGCGTCTCTATACTCGCCGTTAGGAACTAACCTTTCATCAAGGTCTTTGTTCATTTTGCCTTTGATAAAAATTTTCTTTAACTCAGCCATCTACTAGTGTTTGATTTGCTTAGATTTACCTCTAAGTATTTGTGTTAATTCTTCTACCTTTATATTAGATAGTCTTAGCTTAGCAGTTCTTTTTGACGCAAACGCTTCTTTCTTTAACCTCATAACAAGGTTTATAGGCATGTTTGCTCTAGTTGAAACTATAGAATAAGCTATATTTTTGTACATAGCCTCTTCAGCCAGCTTGTGAACCTGCATTTCAGCGTCAGTTCCTAAGCTATCGCTTATGTATTTTATGACAACAAACTCTCCAGATATATTAGAACTAAAGTGTATTCTACCTTTTAAATCGTCTATGTAAAACCCGCCGTTAGTTTGAGCAAAAGCTGGATCTATACCATATCTACCACCTTGGTTAGATTCATATATTTCATCATCATAATCGTAGTCGTGGTTGTCGTTTTCAGAAGGATTATGAGTTTTATATCTAGACCAAGACTCTGAGTCAGTATTCAACTTTAAACTACCATCAGTATTATATTGATATGTTGTTCCATCTTGATTTAAAGAGGTAGGGTTGCTAGTCTTAGACATAGGATAAACAACGTGCTCAACTCCACTGTTATCTACCCAAGCCATTTTAACGTAGCTAACATAATCTTGAGGCAACGGAACAACTAAAGTGTTAGGAACTTTTAACTCTAAAGATTTTGTAGATTTAAACGTGTCAAAACTAAACTCTTGCAAAATTCTTGAAGCAAAAAACTGAATATCAGATCTACTAATTTTAGGTATTATTTTATCTTCACCTACGTAAGCTATAGTAAAGTTGGTTATAATATCTTCTAAAGATGTGAACTGATAGTTGCCGTAGCTTTCATCTCCAGTGTTGAAACTATTATCAGGACCCTCGTAATATTGTTTTGATGTTTCGTCTATTAATCCCATTATTTAGTTTTTTTATCTGTTGATGTGCTTTGATTTTTTTTCTTTGGTTGTAGCTCAGCTGCTTTTAATATTATTCCAGCCATTCTCAATATAGTATTAACTAGCATTGTTTCCTCAGAAGGATGCAGTTCAAAATCTACAGACGTAGATGAATTGTAAAGTGGGTATTCACCAACTATATTGTATCCCCAAGACGCTGTAGTAGGCTTTGCTATGTAATTACATTTTACAATATCACTATTTGTAGCAAAGGTAAGCGTTGTGTCGCTTTGTGTAGACCCAGCCGCTTGAGTCAAAGTAAGTACGTGTCTAGTTTCTGGGTCAACAGGATTCGCTATAGCTTGAACCCTAGTATTAGAAGCAGTTATACCAGAACCAAAAATAAGCTGATCTGCTAGTATACTAGCTACACTACCACCAGCATCAGCAAACGCGCTTGCGCTACTAGCTGTTGTGTCGCAGTTTTGAGTAAAATATCCAAACAAACTTTTTGGAAAAACTTTTATGCCACTAGAGTTTCTTACGTATATAGGTCTAGTTAGGTTAGGTTTTGCTAAAGGAGATTTATTCAATAACGTAGCCTCTTCTTCACTTACTAAATTTACTTCTGTATACCCAAGAGTAGCGTGATTAAAAACTAAGCTATTAATTCTATACAAATCAGAAGGAAGCGTCATGCTACCTTCTGCGTCTATCAAAGATACACTAGCTTGTCTTTTAGTAAAAGGCGTTAGCTTTTCTTCTAGTAATGTTAGTAAGTCAGAGTGACGTGTATCATTACCTTTAACTTTAGATACTTGACTTATATCATAGAAATACTTTTCAAATATCTCCATCTGCGCTTGGTTGGCGAGTAGATTAAATTCTTGAGGCGTAATGTACCCTCTTTGCTCTTTGTTAGCAAGAGTTAAAACTCTTTGATATACTGTGTTTATATTTACCGCCATTTATGTATTTTTTATAGTTAAGCAACCACCCCGAAGAGTGGCTGCTCTACTATAGGATAGTTACGCGTCAAGACGCTTTTCTATGTTGGAGTATATCTCCATACCTTCGTCTGTTTTGAACCAGTGAGCAAGCGCGGTATATGGGTGCTCATCAAAAGAAACAGTCATTATTTTTCTATCATTAGACCCCCACGTAAAGTGTCTTTGATCGCTTGATAATTTAATAATACCTGACTCAACAGCTTTGATACCAAAGTTTCTTAACTGTACATTGTCGTCAGCGGCTAGCTCTAAGAACAAAGAAGGATTGTTTCTTGCAAACAGCAATAAATCTCTTTTAAGCTCCTTAGAACTCATGTTAGCTACCTCAGATCCTTTCTCTACTCTCATGATAGCTTCTGCCATATCAATATCTAACTGTCTAGCCATTAATATTGCATCAGCTTCCATTTCTAGTACTTCTATTTCACTAGCAGCTTCTTTTACAGGCTCGTACTCTGTATACACTTGATCTTTGTGAGGGTGGTATAACGATAAAAGTTTTTGTAAAGTTGTTTTTGACTTTTCAACAAATAAACTTCCGTTTCTAAAAATAATGTGAGCAAGTCTTTGATCACCTTTCATTTCATCAACAAATGGAGTTATTTGGTTTTCGCAATACTTAAGTTCTCTTTCGTAACCTTGCTTCTCATCAAAAAAATAAATGTTAGAGCTTCTAAGCATATAAGATAAAGGTTTTTTACTTCCTTTTAAGTTATACACTCTATCTTTTATTTCCCACTTAGGTTTTGTTTCAGACTTAGCAACAGGTTTTTTAATTTCAACTTGTTGCATTTCATTTGTAGCTTTAATTTCAGGTTGTTCTACATCAACCTTTTTAGTTGTTTTCTTTGCCATAATAATATAAAATAAAAATTAAAAAAAAAAAGATCGGGAGCCTAAGCCCCCGACCTAGTAATATGATTACTTCATCAACATGAAGTTGTTTGCACCTTGAGTGATCAAACATCTTTCAGTTAAGAAGTGTAGTTGCATTGCATCTAAAGCAGATGTAGCAGCTCCAACTGAACCAGTAGTCCAAGTCTTCATTCTACGATCATCAGTTTGAGAAGCTCTATAACGAACGTGTAAAAACGGACGTTTAATTGAAGCTCCAACAGTTTGATCATAAACAGAAGAAGTACCAGCTGGCATTAAAATACCACGGATAGCAGAAGCTCCTGCAGCATCGTTAATACCACCACGAGTAGCTTTGTCGTTTAAGTATCTCATATCTGATTTGTAGAAATCATAAGAACCTCTACGGAATCCAGAGAAACCTAAGTTTAAAGCCATATCTTCAGAGTTGTTGAATACACCGTAAGATGTACCACCAGCACCGTAAGAATTCATAGAAGCTAGCATATCATCGATAGCTAAAGATGTAGATCTGTCTACAAACATCATGTATTCTTCAATAGCGCCTTGCTTATCAAACTCAGCTAAGATAGCGTCAAATTCAGCTAAATCAGTAGCAGCATTAACACCAGTAATACCAGTAGTAACATTACCTCTGTCTTCAATAGCGTCAAATAAACCTTGAGTACCAACGTTATCACCGTCAGCTCTTAAGTGAAGATCAGCGTCGTTAGACCCAGAACCTTTAACAGACTCTAGCATAGACATTTCAACGTAGTCGTTAAAACGAGCACGAGTATCAGACTCAGCTTTTAAGTACCATAAGTAACCACCTTGTCCACTTTCAGTAGAAATCTCCACCCAACCGATACGAGATGCATCTGATCCAGATACTTCGTAGTAGTCCTTCATAATGATAGGCTTGTTAGTGAAAGTCTTGAAATGTGGCTCGTTAGCTGTGTGAGAGTTATTGTTTCTAGTAAGCGTAGAACCGTCGCTATCAGCGTAGTACCCAGTAGCTTTACCATACTCAGAACCATAAACTAATATAGTTGAAGATGTATCACCAGCAGATCCTAAAGCAGCTATAGAAGTACTACCATCGTAAACTTTAATCGTAGCAGCAGCGCCGTTAACGTAAACAACTATACCTTTAAATACTCCGTTAGCGTTAGCTACGATAACAGTGTCATTAACTCTAATACCGTGGTTAGCAGCTGTAAAGCCTTGCGTGGCTTTGTTACCGTCAATATCACTAACAACAGTAAAAATACCTGTTCCAGAAATATAACCTTTGTAAGAAAGGTGTAGTCTTGATTGTTCAGACCATACAACTTGATCAGCCGTCATAGCCTCTTCAGCACCAACTTGAGCAAGGAAACCAGAAATTGTACGTGGTCCGAAAACCTCAGCTTCTTTTTCCATCAAGTCTGGCACGTATTGTTGACCCCAACCAGCATTTGATGCTGATGATAGGTCTAAGTAATTTGTAGCTAGTGTTTGCTTCTGAATCGAAGGCACACTATTCAAATTACCACCGGGATTTGTAATCGCCATAATAAATAGTTTTTAAATGTTAATTATTTCTTTTTAATTTTAAATTTAAAATCAGAAACGCTATCACCTAATACTTTTACTTTAACTCCACCGGTTTGAAATTCGCCCTGAGATTTTCTAGGGTCCATACTCACGTTTTTACTTTTAGCGACACTGTCCTTGACAGCATCTGATCGGCCTTGTTCGTAAAAGTGCTTAGCTATAGCATCAGCGTTCATAGCTGTGAATAAAGATTTATGATAACCTTTAGCATCTGACATTTCATTACTTTCATTCAAAAACTTTTTGACGAAGTTGTTAATGTCGCTTTGTGTTGCTTTAACCTTTTCAGCATCTTTAACGTTAAATCTATATTTTTTATCTCCGACGCTATATTCAAAACCTTTGAACTTGTCGTTAAAAACTTGGTTAGTTTTTTGTAAAAATACAGATTTAGCTTTTTTGTTAATTTTATCAGCTTCCTCTGACTCCTTGTTATATCGATTAAAGAAATCCATTGCTTTTTGCTGTTCTGCAGTTAGCTTTGAACCTGCTTTAATCTCATCGTAATACTTAGACTTTTGCCCGTCTAAATAGGCTTTAGCCTCAGCAACTTGCTCTTTTAAGGCTAATTTCTTTCTTTTGACCTCTCTTTCATCATCAACCTCTTCGTCAAAGTTGAATTTATCTTCCATCATGAAGTCTATTTCTTCCGCAGATAAATGCGGTTTTGTTCTTTTGTAGTACTCGTGAAGAGCGGAAAGATTGTCTAAGCTAGAATAATCTTTGTTTAGCTCAACGTAGTCTTCTATGTTACCACCAGTCTCATTCATGAAATCAACCAACTTTTGAATGTTTTCTGGTAGTGGCTCTCCAGTAGCTTCAGCTTCTTCTATAGCTTCAGCCGCTTCTTCAGCTAAAGCCTCTACTTCTTCTTCAACCTGCTCTTCAGTTATTTCTTCTAAAGCTGGCTGCTCTTGTGCTTCTGCTTCCGGTTGTACTTCTTCTTGTTCTTTATCGGTAGCGGCACTTTCATTGCCATCATCCACTCCTCTCTCGTCAACTGTGTCATCTTCAGTTTGCTGTCCTTGCTCGTCTTCATTGTCTTCTACTTTATCTACCGCGTCAACATCAACCTTAGTTACCGAGTCATCTTCTTGTGTTTTACCACTAGACATATCAACCTTGATGACGTTGTCATCTTTTTCTTCGTTTTGTTCCATAATATAAAATATAAAAAATTAGTATTTATTTAGGTTCAAACGCTCCTAAATTAAATCCACCAAGTATATCATTACCTGCAGACTCAAACTTTTTAGGCGCTCCACCTGTCTTTCTTTGGTCTATAAGCTCGCTTTGCTGCGAAGCTTGTATCTTAGTTCTTTCGTCTTTTCTGTCTTCTTTTTCTTTCTCTCTACCTTTCATGCCGTCAACTTCAACCTGCTTGAGCTGCATGTTCATTTGAAACTCTAGCTGCATAAGCTGTTTTTTTACTTCAGCTTCCTGCATCAGTTTACTAACTTCAAGTTGAGATTTAGCTTGCTCTAATTGAACTTTTGACTGCGTTATCATCTGCTCTTTTTGAATTTCTATTTGTGCTGCGTTTTGAGCCGCTTGAGTATTAGACTGTGTTTGTAGCTGTATGTTTCTTTCTTGTAGAGCTTGATCTTTAGCTTGCTTTTTTTTCCTTCTTATTTTTAACAGCTGATTAGCTAAAGTAATATTTCTTATTTCTCTAAGATCTATAGCATCTTCTAAATCAATATTCTGTTGCTGCAAGGCCTGTTGTATATTGTTTTCTAACATTTGCCTTTCTTCATCGTCCGGCGCTAGCTCTATAAATATACCAAAATCGTATAAATGTAAATTACTCACTTCTTCTAAAGTAGCTACGTTGTGAGCGCCTATAGCCTGTATGAACGCGTCTTTGGTAGGCGAGTACTCTATAATATCAGATATTCTTAATGAAAGAGATTCACATACATCTGCAGTTATAAATAAACCTGCTTGAAGTATGTGCCTTGTAGCTGTATTAGAGTTAGCCGCAGCTATTTTTTGAACACCAACTAAAGCATCTTTTGAGGGTGTGCTACCGTCTCTAGCTTCGTTTAATCCGGTAGTGTCTCTTATCATTTGTAGATAATAGTTATATGTTCCGATTAAGCTCTGCATCTTAGCTCCACCATTTCCGCTAGATATTTCTTGTATTGGAACTTTACCAGGATTCATATCTCCTTCAGAAGTCATTGATCTACCAATAACAGAACCTGTTTGGAAGAACATGTTTAAAGCTTCTTGAGGATTATAATTTGTGCCGTTGCCTAAATCTATTTCAGCTAAACCATCAGCGTCAAGATAAATACCATCAGGTATCATACGTGACATTACTTGTTGTAGCTTTAAGTGAGTTAGCTGTATCATATCAGCAAAACCTGTGATTCGACCTACTAAAGACTCTATTCTACCTTCGTAAATTCTAGGAGCAACAATACTATAGTTCATTTTAACTTTAGTATAATCGCTCTTAGGTCTAATCATATTCTTACACATCTGCCAGTTTAGCAGCTTGTCAGAACCTATTATTTTAGCTCCTTCATAAAGTACTTCTATTTGCTTTTGTACTTTAGAAAAATTAGCCTCCATGTCAGAAGGAGGATTAAACGAATCGTCTTTTTTTATAGCTTTTTCAGCTCCAGTGGCAGTCTCTTTAACCTTGTAAACTTCGTTCATATAAGTTTTATAGTTAAAGTACAAAACTGAAACCTGGTTATTATCAAGATTATCTTCTATGTGGCTACCGTTGTTAACGTAGCCTTTTTGAAAACTAGACGACGACTTAGCTATTTCTTCTAAATCTTCTTGAGTTAGATGAGGAAACTGTTTAGCTAGCTCGTTTATAGGTACGGTTTTCACTTCACCAACATAATATATATCATCAAAGTAAGGTGAGTCAGTGTAAGAGTACACTAAGTTTGCTGGATCAACATAATTAACAGTAACGCCTTCAGAGTTAGTGAAGTCTGTTTTTACCGCAGCTATGCCTAATACAGTTAAATCGTAGTAAAATCTTTTCTTTATTAAGTCATACTTGTTACCATCAAGCAAAACGTTCAGTGCTTGTTCTTCAGCTAGCTCTACAGCTTGCTTGTACGTTAGCTGCATGTGCAGCGCAAGCTCTTCTTCCGACTCTGGCAATTTGTCTTTATCTGTCTTATATAAGTCTATACCTATATTTTGCATAATTGAGTCATTGAACTGCTTTGCGTCCATATCGTCTAATATGTCTTGCATATATTCAGTTCTTTGCTCAACACCAAATGGATCTTGAGAATACGCTTTTATATCGTAAACTCGTTCAGACATACCGTTGACAACAATATCAACAAATTTAGGTATAATAGGAACTGGCTTCCAGTCTAGGTTTAAGTAACTTAAGTCACCGTTTATAGATAGCTCATCTTTATATTTCTGTATAGACTGCTCTCCTCTAGCATACAGCCTTAACTTATGAAAATTATTTCTATTATTTAAATATCTATTAGCGCCTACTCTTTTGTTAAACCACTCTGACTCTATAGCTTTAGCAACCTCTAAGCCATAGTCGTAGCTCACTTTTTCTATGTCACTAACAACTTGACTTGGAAAATAACTCTTTAAATTTGATTCAGCCATATTATTGTTTTATTATTTTAGACGCATAACCGTCATTTTCGTATCTAGCCATATTTATATTAACAGTCCTAATATTCCTTGATGCTACAGGCTTGTATAAGTGTCTGTTGCAAGCCATAATAGCTAAACCGCTACTTATAGAAGCATCATGCTTTGTTCTTTTGTTTATATCAAACTTAGCCCAATCATTCAACGTTTCGTTAAAATACATCGTGCCGTAAGCCCCATCTTGCAAATGACCAACATGATCATTTATGTACATTTCAATAGCAGCGGCATGAGCTTGCTTTATATCTTCACTAGAGTTAGGTATACCACCTATTTCTTTTTCTGTAACAGACAGTTTATTCCACACTCTATCTGGTCTATTCATGCTAAAACCTCTATATCCTCTTCTTTTGAAGTGGTATAAAAGTCTCGGCTTGTTGTTCTCCGCTAGTATAGGCATGCCGTAAAATACACATGCCATAAGTATATCTTCGAAGAATATTTCTGCGGTTTGTGGTCTAGCTACATACTCTAGGAAAAAAGTGTTAGCTGGAGCTGACTCCATAGAGAACTTAGTTAGTCCATGAAGAGATCCGTTGGATCCTCTACCATCAACAGTACCGCTAATATCATAGCTATCGCAGCCAAAAGCTCCCATGTGATCATTGCCAGGGTATTTTATTCCATTTTTAAGTATTACTCGGTTTTGTAAATTTCTATCTGGAACCCAGCTTACTTTAAACCTACCGTTAACGTCAGGCATAAATATTACTTGAGTATCTTTTACACCGTTAGCCCACTGAAAGCTACCTTTAGTAACCACTGAAGAGTTTCTATTACCTTCGTTGTAGTCTATTTGCTCGTATATTTTTACAAGATTAAACAAGCTGTTTTTAGTTTCATCTCTAAAAGCATGCTCTGTTGTTCTAGGAAACTGACGATAAAATTCGTTTAAAGCATCTTGATCGTCTTTTAGCCCATCAACCTCATTGTCCCAATGATCAATTACACCTATATCTATTAATTCACCGTCGGGTCCGTATACATCATTACTTGGCGTATTAAATACAGGCTGTCCGTATCTGTCAATAAATCCTTCAAAGTTCCATTCCATTGGGATAAACAAAGAATATAGACCAGACTTTGTCTGTCCGTTACGGTTCCGTTTTGCAACATCTGAATCATTATAAAGCTTTTTAAAATTTTCACCACCCTTGTCTAAAGCGTTTGACGTACTTCCCATCATACACTTACCTATAATTCTACTACCAAGACGTAGACAAGTTTTTGTTACTCGCCAGTTGTTTAGTATATTGTCTGGCTTTTCCCACTTACCACTTTCATCGTGTACTAGTAGATTAAGTTTTTCACCATCATAGCTGTTGTCACCTGTATTTTTCCAATCAATAGTAGTGTCAAGTCCAGCCAGCTCTTCCTGCTTTTCGTTTGCCGTAATTTTTCTACGCGTAAACTTACTTGCAGGAACACGATAAGCAAGTTCACTTTTAGGCCTGTCCATACCGTCTTGTATCGGTTTAAAAAAGAAAGGGTAGTTGATAGATATTGGTACAACTTTGTCGGTAAACATTTTTTTAGCATCTGCTCCTGATTTTGATAATATTCCATACCTAGCGTCTGATGATATTGTAGCTAGATTTACTGTTTCAGCCGAACTCATAAACGAAAAACCACTACGTCTGTTCTTAAGGTAGCACATACCATAGCATCTACTGTCAGCTTTACAAGCCTCCCAAAATATAAAGAATAATCTATTAGCTTCTCTAAAGTCTGGCGCACCCACATCTATTTTACTCCACTGGAGGTACATGTAGTGAGCTCCTGTAATATAAGTTGGAACACTAGCATTTTGAAACCAGAAACCTTCGTCTCTTCTTTTAAATTCATCATCTATATAATCGTACCATTGCTCTTTCTGCTCTTCTGGATACGCTCTCCAGTCGAATATATTCTTTAGCTTGCTCAGAACTTTGGGCTGGTCGATACGTCGCCACTTATCTTCGCTGTTGCTATACACACTGCTAGGTGCAGCTGGTAAGGCTATTTTTAAGCCTTGTATTTCATATATCTCACCTATACGGCCAGTCTTTGATATTACTATAATATCGTTTTCTTTGTTGTAGCCGTACTTCCACTTTTTAGATTTATTCAATCTTTTAATCGTGTTGATCTTTACAGGCTCAACTATTTTGTATAGACTTTGCTTGTAGCTCATTTAGATCTTCCTTCTGCAAATCCTTTAAATACTCGTTCTTCTTTCTTTTCAGGCTCTTTACCGTCTAGTAAGTTTTCTTCTTCTTGTATTCTATTTAATATTTCAAAAGCATCGAATATAGCTAGCTTTTTTGTAGCCGCAGCATTTTTTAATCTATCTGCAGATACATCATCTTCGCTATGAGTGATAATCTGTTCTTGAGCTACTTTGATTAGCTCTTCAACAGCTTTATGCCCAGCTTGGATTATACTCTTCTTCGTCTCCTTGATATTCATATTTAATAGTAATAAATTTTGACATAACTCTATATAACCTTTGACCGTCGATAACAAACTCGTACTCACTATTAGGCCTAAAGCCAACTAAGTCACCAACTTGAAAGCTACCGTCAGTATACTTAACAATACCAACTAAAGGTTGTTCTTTTTCTATGCTAAACTTATCTCTGTTTTTAATAGGTTTTACAAAACAATACCCTTTTAAAGCTCTCCATTTTCTCGCTAATTGGTAAGCAAATATCTGATCGTGCTTGACAAAGTATCTGTTTTCTTTAAAATAGCTTCTACTATTCTTTTCTATACCTTTAACGTTGTACCATCTTCTAAAAACGTTGTGATGCACTATTACAATATCGCCAGCCTTTAGTTCTGTTTTTATATTCTTAGGTGTAGATATTATTACAGCTTTTCTATTAACAAACTCGTGGTTATGTATTTCTGAGTTTAATATTAAGCTTTTGTCGCCAATGGTTTTTTCGTTGTTATACCTTTGGCCAAGCGGTTGTATAACGTAATCGTATAATGCTTGCATTAATATTCTAAGTTATACTCAACAGATACAGCCATATTCTTATTAAAGTCTTTCCAAGGCAAAACGTTTTTACCTTTTCTAATATAAATAGAATACTTGTCTTTTTCTTCAAATATATCACAGATAGTATGCCCTCCATAGACCTCTTGGCCTACGGAGTAATGCATAGCATCTATTTTATAATCTTTACCTATTGTAATTTTACGAATCAGCTTGCTCATCTTCTGGGTAGTTTATTGCTCCAGTGTTGATGTCAATGTCCATCTTGCCGTACTCTTCTTCAAGATTCTTGTTTATTTCGCTCATCTTTTCGTTTACGGTATTTAGCTCGTGAAGTAGCATATGCTTTCTAGCTGCAATGTTACCTATTTCTAGTTTGATTTGATTAGAGACAGATATAACTTGCTGCACTTCTTTTAGCTGTTCGTCTGTAATTTTTTCTGCCTTAGGTTTAAGGTCAATTACTTCTTCTTTTTTTGCCATAATTTAATTTAATTTAATTGTTAATATATGTTCAATTTGCCGTTTAAATAATTTCTAACGTCTGTAGCTTCGGCAGAGCTAAGCGCTTTATTATAAACTAATACTTCGTATATTTTACCATCAAAACTACTAGTACCTTCTGCTGTTACTGCACCTACAAAGCCATAATCAAAAGGATTAGAGTCAGTATCAAGGCTGCTAGTGCTTTCTAAAGTTCCGTTAATTCTTAAAAATACGTTGCTAGAAGATCCATCACCACCTTCATACTCTAATAGTTGCCTAGTACCATCAGTTGCTATAGCTGTAGTTGCGTTCAAAGTTACTGTTTGCCCGTTAGCCCTAATCCTATGCTGAGTGCTACTACCTCCCTGACCTATTCTCAAGAAGTCAGTGTTTGCGTTAGCTAGCAAGTTGTTTGTGGCGTGTTCATCGGCAGCTATAGCGAAAAATATGTGAAACTGATTTATCGTTTGCGCTGCTGATAACTGTAAAGCGTCAGCATCACTGTCGCCTTCCCATTCACCCCCACCATCTACTAGGTAAGGTTTTCTACCAACGCTTGCTGTAGCATTAAGCCCATTACCAGAAGAATCAGCCCAAGCGTCAATAACCGCTGGATCACCTGAAGATGTTATACCAACTCCGTTTTGTAGCCAAAATTGAAGTCCAGATATATCTGTAGGTGCAAAAGATATAGAGCCAGCGTGCGATATGCTATTACCTAATCCTAGCATTAGTACCCTACGTAAGCGATTACTCTACCTTCAGATAATTTAAAGCCTGTCCATCTACCGTATATAGTAACGCCTTTTGGAAATACTTCAGAGTCAACAACATCACCGCCATCCGCATCAATATCATTACTTGTCCCATCAGAGCTAGGGAATAGTTCACTAGATTGTGGAACTAATCCAGCTACAGCACTATCAAATTTAGTGTCTTCTAAAAATGTTATAGCAACAAACACTCCGTCAGCAACTCCACAAGTGATAGTTTCTGTTCCAGCAGCGTGTATTGATCCCATTTGTCCAAATCCGTAGTTTACGGAGTTATCTTTGTAAGCCATTTTATTTATTTATTAGTTTGTTCGTTTTTCTTTGAGCTTCCACCGAAGAAGAAGTCTATTATTGTGTTTACCTTAGCACTCATTGCGCCAAAGATACTTGATATAAAGCTTATTTCAAATTCACCAAGATCTATACTCTTAGTTACAAAATAATTGAACATTATAAATGTTATGCCAAAATAAGCTATAGTAAATAGCGTTGCTAAAACCTTTTGAATAATAGCGTCGTCTTTATAAAGATCACGTGCATCTTTACGATCTTCAACTTCTTTAGCAAAAGCTTCACGCTCTGCGTCTAATAAAAGCTTTTTTAAAGCAATC